CTTGCTGAATAAACCTCCTAATATATTACCTATCATAATTTTTATTTATTAATTTAACAACTTCTTTTACTTGAGCCTGATTTCCAGGCATGTAAAGGTCGTAAAATAAACCATTATCGACAAGGTATTTTTTAAATAGCTTCCATCTAAGGTCAAAAGCTTCTGTTCTTAATCCTTTAACTTCTATTATCCAACCTTCTTTAAGATTAACGAAATCAGGAAGATATGTTGCAGCTCTAACTTTATCTGGAGTATACTTTAGAATATTTCTACCCTTACTCTTCTTCTTTTCCAATGATATTGAGTCAAAATTAAAAGGAGGTATCAGTTCAAATCTAACTTCCTCATACTGAAATTCTATTTTATTTTTCTTCAGCTCATTGTATGTAAACAGCTCTAGTTTAGAGCGAAAGGTTTTATTTCCTTTCTTAGATACTGTTGCGTTCCTTACTTTTTTGTTCATAGGTATGATAAAACATTTGAAAGTGGTCTGAATAATCTCTTCTATTAATTAGAACCAGCTCACTTTGATTATTATCTCCCCCCATTACGACTTTTAATTCTTTTATGTTTTGTTTTATTAGTTTCTTTAGGTCTTCACATCTTATCATATAAAGCTCATCAAGATTCTTGTAGTAATATATAAAATAATCTGCAAGAGTATGTGATATTCCGCTAGGATTTCCTTTGTATCTTATTTCTATAGCCATGTTTCCAGTGTCTATACCATAAACATCTGTCTTAACTTCAAAGTAAGTTGTCTTTTTAGTAGATAAACTTTTTACAGATATATCCCATCGCCAGTCTCCATTATACTCTTCATCATAAACACCGTATTCTTTTTTAAGAAAGTTTACGACATTCCATTCTCCTTCATTTCCTACAATTAAATCTGATTTAAACTTAGTATACGTCATTGCTCATTCCTAATGATTGTTCTTTCGTGTTTTCAATTATAACAATATCAACCTTAGCATCTATTGATAAACCCAACTTATTTCTTATCTTATTCATTATATGTTGGTCTTTAGACATTACATCGCCATCTTTCTCTGTGGTTATAATCTCTATAACTTTCTCTCTACTTTTCTTTTCTCTTATCTTCTTCCCTGACGGAGTTTTCTTTGTCTTCCACCACCTCACTCTCGTTTCCAGTAGATATATCTCTTTTCTCATAAAGTAAATCATTTATTTGTTCATATATATTCATGTATCCATCAGATAAACCTTCTATCTTCTCAAGCTCTTTTATGTACTGCTGAGATGTCTTTACTAATCTATTGTACTTTAATTTTAGTTGATGCCTTTGTATTCCTTCCATACCTTGTATTGAGTCACAAAACGCTCTTAAAAGAGCCAACATTATATTTGCTCTGGCTATTCCCTCTTGAGAAACAAATCCTTTTTCTAATTTACTCATCTTCTTTTAAATATTCATTAATTCTACTTTCGCTCAATGATAGTTTATTTGCTATCATTTTTACAGACATTCCTTGAAGTTTCAAGAATTGAGCTAACATAGCTTTCTCTCTTGTGTCTTTCTTGATAATATCTGTCCATTCTCCTTTCTTACTGTTCCAATTCTTCATCTTATTTTTGTTATCATCATAAAATATTCTTGAAATTTTATCTTCTTATACTCTTCTAGAAGTCTTGATATTTCATTAATATTACCTTGATGTATTCTACCTTTTGCTTTTTTCTTTAAAAATTCTTTTGCTGTCATATGTATTTTATTTAGTATAATAACTACTTCTAGGATTTGTGGCAAATAAAACAGAATGAGTTATACTGACTCTATCCAATGGACAACTGTTACCCAAGTCAAGATACCTGTTCGACCTCCTATCAAACTTCAGAAGTTGTTCACCAGGTATGCCAACTAACTTTTGGAATTTTACTTTCTGAATATTGAACCTTACGGAAGTGTCAAAGGTATCTTGTGGGTTATTTCTATGTATACAGACTACATTGTCTGCTTTGTTGAACCAGTTTTGAGAGCCACTAATATCATATGCGGTTGGCATCTTGTAGTGCATTCCACTCTCATCTTTATCCATTTTTCTAGGGTGAGCTATTACTATGAACTTCAAGTCGTTCACTTGTTCAAATCTTCTAATCTTAGTCAAAGCCTCTCCTATATAAGTTGTTTCATCTTTACCTCTGAACTCGTGGTCAAGCTGATTGAATGGGTCTATAAGACATCCCTTGATTCCGTAACGCATAACTAAATGTTTAAATTTTGCTAGTACATTATCTAAGCTGAAATCATCTTCAGGATATATAGCATAGAAGTGCTCATTCAAAAACTGCATAGCACTTTCATATTCATACTCATTCATTCTCTTGTCTTTCTCCATGTCAGATGTGTTTCCTACATACATTTCTGCAAGCAAGTCAAACAAATCTCCTACTGGATAATTCTCAGGAGAGAATACTCCCCACTTCCAACCATACAGAACAGATGCGTTTAGCATAATCTGCATAGCCATCATTGTCTTACCTGAGCCTGGAACACCAGTCCACACATCTAGTTCAGATGTTCTAAGTTTGTAATGATTGTCTAATATTTTATAGCCAGTAGTAAGTCCCTTCTTCTTTCCATTATGGAAGACATCAAGCATGTATCCTCTTTCACTATCAACAGTAAATATTCCTTCAACTGGATAAGGTTGTGAACTCTTCAAACATTCCTCTAATTGAATAGGGCCAAGTTCCATTAGCATTTGATTGGCATCTTTTATGCCCTCTGGAAATGATACTATATTACATCTTTCTCTACCTAATCTCCTACTTATTTCCTCAAGAAGAACCCTACCATTGGTATCATTATCTGAGCAAATATGTATCTTCTCAACTGTATCAAAGTAACTCCAACAGTTGTCAAGATAACTGAACTTGTTGTCATAGTTTTTTGTGCCTGGATTTGGTGCTCCATCGGGAACGCTAACACAGTTTGTTATACCAACCTCCTCTAAAGAAAGCTTATCCATCTCTCCTTCTACGATATATACTTCATTACAGTCTTGTATATCATCTAAACCGTAGAATATTTTCTCGGCATTCTTAGTTTGTTTAAAGTTTTTCTCTGAGTCTCTGTATTTAATATTTATTAATTCATCATCTCTATAGTAGTTAAAGTTTATGGTATTCCTTTCCTTACCTACTTGAGGCATGTACTCACATGATTGAGTAATCTTGTTTCTTATAATTGTCCCAGCAGATATTCCTCTAGACTTGAACCATTCATATAATTTATCTGAAAGGTTTGTTGCGTTACTAGCAGTAGGCCTCTCATACTTTTGCTCCTTTGAGCCCATTGTTCTATGACTAACTATTATTCCTGAGTCTCCACAATGATGACAAATGTAAGCTCCGCTTTCAGCGTTAATTGCTAGGCACTTTTCTTTTGATTTTTTTCTATCTGTAGAGCAAGACCTACATACGGCTCTTATCTCTCCCTCTGTTTTGTTTATTGTAATTTGGTCGTTGGCTAAACTCATTACTAAAATAATTCTTCGTGGTTAAATTTTTCTTTCTCTTTCTCTTTCTCTTTTAAAGGCTCATCTTCCCAGTATTTTCCGTTAAGCCAAGTCAAAGGGTTTTTTCTGTACTTTACATCTGGTGTATCCTTAACATACTTAGGTACTGACTTTATTATCTCACTCATAGTAGATATACCAAACTTCATCCATTTCTCTAGACATTTACTATAACCTATCTTCTTCTGATACAACTCCCAGAATGTGTCAAATAGTTCTCTTTTATCATCAGCAGTTGTAGAAGATTTCTTTGTTTTTACTTTGTCTATATCTACAACAGATAGCTTTTTACAAATCTTATTAAATTCTTCAATACAATCATCTTCACTTTCAAAAACTATATCATATGTTTCCATTGCTCCACTCAAAGAGATAGTAATGATATAAGTATCCATTTCGCAAAGTAATATCTTAGTTGTATCAATGAATGTGTTTTTTACCCTCAGTAACATATTACTTTAATTTTTTATGATTATCATCTACTTCTATTACAGAGTAAGTGTAAGGACATAAATCTTTTATCTTCCTTATGTTTATTCTTATCTCTTTTCTTATTTTTTCTATTTCTGTTTTAGTACTATCAACCCCTAACTTAGCGTTAAGAGATGCGTTTTCTCTTAGTAAACCATCTACTCTAGAGATGTATTTTCTTTTTAAATTACTGTTCTGTTTCATCCCAATTAAGTTTAAAAAATCCTTTTTCTTTTGATTTAGGCTCACTATTTGTGAACTCTATAAATGGAGGTTCTTCATTGACAACCCACTTGTAGCATATATTATATAATCCCTCAGCTAACAATGATTTTAATTCATCATCAGTAACAGTTTCATCTATTATCTCTATCTCTATCTTAACCTTCATAATTAATGTAATTAGAAGGGAGGCTACCGATGTAGTCACTCCCCTCTAATAAACAACAAGGGTATTTCTTAGAATGGTAAACCATCGTCTGAAGCAGCAGTTTTTGTTGTAGCTGTCTTCTCTTCAGGCTTGTAAGTGTTAACCTTTACGTAGTGAGTTTTTCCGTATTCATTCTCTCCATCTCTGTTACCAGCGATTGTAAGATTGATGTACTTTTCTCCTTTGTAGTCATAAACATGTTCTTTAATCTTACCTAAAGAAACACTAAAGTTTACAATAGAAGAACCATCTTCAAATACTACTTCCTTTCCGTTTCCACAATAAATCGTTTCTGATTTCATAATTCAAATAATTAATTATTAATAATATTACAAAGTTGATTATACTTAAAATTAAGTATTGAATACTTGTCTTTGTATTCCAAGCATTTCTCTTTAAGAAATTCTATTTCTTTATTTAAACTCTCTATGTATGTTATCTGATTAGAGAAATCATACAAGTCTAACTTTTCTTTTATCAATGCCTCACATTGATTGTAAACTACCTTATATTCAAAATCAGTTTCTAAGTATCTTTCGTGATTTTTAAGGTAATGTATAACTGTAGCATGGTCTCTCATTATTAGAATACCTATTCTGCTCTTGTTATAATTAGTATACTTTCTTAAAAAGTGAGAGTATAATACCCTTGAGTCTACTATATTTCTGTTTCTTTTTTTACTCTTTATATCATCTATAGATACTTGACAAACTACACAGATTACATCCATTATTCTGTCGTGTAATTGCTTTATCTCATCAACATCTATTGATTCCTCGTTTAACTCGGCCATATAACTACTAATTTATTATTCATTATTTTTATTATTTGCGTATGAACCTAGAAGTACTCCTACAAGCAAAACTCCTAGGAACGCTAAAACTGTTATAGAATCTACCATCATAAAAACATTTTTTTAAATCCGTAATCATCTGAAACATCCATAATTTTATTAATCTTTCTAGCTTGTTTAACACTAAATAATGAAGGCTCATTCAGATACTTCCTTAATGTTGGTAATGATATGTCGGTCATCTTTGAAAGTTTATTTCTAGATATACCTTTTAATTGCATCTCTGCTGTCAATCCATTTTCTTTTCTCATAATTTTGTTTTTATAATTCATCTATCCAAGTAAATTCATAAGGCTCTTTATTCTCTTCAACAAAGTAGTCTTTATACATTCCTAATAAGTGTTTATACTTAGCTCTTCCTCCAGACATGAAGTCATCACCACAACTATAAACCCCTATGTTGTAAGGAGCAGATTTTTCTATCACTATGAATATAAAATTCTTAACTCCGAAGGCATCAGAATAAAATGCAGATTGCCTGTCGTATCCCCACTTGTAAGCGGAGTTTCTAAATCCTTTTGGTGTAGCATCTTGAGTAGTTTTTATATCCATGATATATCCATCTTCAAGATTAACCCAGTCAGCTTTACACTTGCAAAGAACATTGGTGTCAGGGTCTTCCCAAACCATAACATCTTCAGGGGTTCCTTTAGATAGCAGTTCGGTAGCCTCATTGCAAGAGTATATTCTGTTTCTCATACCAATTAAACTGTACCATTCAACTGGTGTAAGAATGAGCTTACCTTCATTCTCTTCAGCAAACTCTTTAGCCATAGCCTTGCCATCTTTGGTGCGCTTATCCATCTTAGGCTCCATAACAACAAGTTCATCGCACTTATCTTTTTCTAGGATACATAAGTGGAAAGCTCTACCAAAAATGAGTGCTCTTGTTTCTTCTCTCTCTGAAGGGTTGTCTTTG